ATGTTCATGACCATATTAGAAAATTAACATTATCAATTTTTGGAGTGACACTTAATTCAGACTTGAGTGAAAGTGAATACAACCTAGCAGCAAAAATTTATAGAGATATCAAAAACTATTATTTATATATCTATGAAAAGAGAGTTTCAGAATTAACTATCGATGATTTCGAATGAAGGAGGAACTACAAATGAAACTACTAAGAAGGCTATTCAATAAAAAACACGAAAACTTAATTGACGTGTGGCATGGAAATCAATGGTTAAAAGTGAAAGAAAGCAAATTAAAAAAATATAAAGTGGTCTCGGATAGAGAAGGTAAGAAATATCTAATTAAATAAGCGCACTTAATTAGTGCAAGTAATCAAGTGCGCTATTGCCTTACAATCCTAAATCTTTTCTGCTTTTTTCTTCTTCTTGTAATCCCAATAACACAGAAGAGTAAATGCTGAAATAGTCACGAGCAATGCTATCTTTAGCGAATGCAATTACGTCATCACCGACTTCTTGCCATTCGTTATGAATCTTATGTCTATCTAGAGCTCTAGGTAATAGCGAGATTGTAATATCGTGAGCAATTTTCTCTAAATCCATAAATTTCACCTCCTTCCACTGGGAGATAACTAAATTATATAACAAAACAACTTAAAGGAGGAACGACAAATGCAAGCTCAAAACAAAAAAGTCATCTATTACTACTATGACGAAGAAGGTAATAGGCGACCATTAGATATTCAAATTAATGACGGATATGAACTGATGGTCCGATCTCATTTCATCAACAACACCATTGAAGAAATACCATACGTAAATAATAACTTATATGCCTTGGTTGATGGTTATGAATTTAAGTTAGATTGAATTTTTGAGAAAGATATTGAAAAGCTAATTTCCCCATAAGATTAAGAGACATACTGGATGTTTTGTTAACGACTCTTTTAACTTCGTTCCAAGTTTTATTGTCTCTAATATTATCGAGAAATTCATGGCCAGACCAAGTGATGTCATCAATAATCCAAGAAACGACCCTGCCTTCGATGAATTTCAGATCGCAACAAATAAATTTAGCTTCTTCTAATTTTAAAAGTGAGTACATTACTGTTTCAAAATCATATTTATCAAAAATAATATTATCGTTGAAATTATGTCGAGTAAGTGGTTCACCTATTTTCTTATTAGATTCTATTTCTAAGAGCAAGAGTCTAACGCAATCGTGATTAAGTTTCATCCTATCACCTCCATAACAGGAGTATAGCAGAAAGGATCATAAACATCTTAAAAGGAGGAATAACAAATGAACATTCAAGAAGCAACTAAGATAGCTACAAAAAATCTTGTCTCTATGACACGGAAAGATTGGAAAGAAAGTCATCGAACTAAGATATTACCAACAAATGATAGTTTTTTACAATGCATCATTTCAAATAGCGATGGGACAAACCTTATCAGATATTGGCAACCTTCAGCCGATGACCTCATGGCAAATGATTGGGAAGTTATAAACCCAACTAGAGACCAGGAATTATTGAAGCAATTTTAGAAATGCTATCAATGATACTTTTTAAATTGTTTTTAAACTCATTTTCAAAGTAAACAACAGTCTTGTCTGAAATTGTTACATGATAAATAGTGTTACTAGCATACACGCCGTTTAGGAACCCAGAGTTTTTAAGTTTATTTAAATCGTATTTTACATCTTCGAAATGTAGTTTTTGAAAATACTTTGTATGTATATCTTTAGCACTTCCAAAATTATTGCAGGTTAATTTAACCGAACCTAACTTTACACATTCTAAATAATCTTTGTAGAGTACGGACAAGATATATTGTTGGTCTTTAGTAAGTGTATCAAATTCATCAGATATCAAGGGCATGTTATCACCTCCTTAGGTTGATAACAACATTATACACGAAAGGAGCATAAACATATGAACACAAGATCGGAAGGATTGCGTATAGGCGTCCCACAAGTTTCTAGCAAAGCTGATGCTTCTTCATCCTATTTAACGGAAAAGGAACGTAACTTAGGAGCGGAAATATTAGAGCTTATTAAAAAAAGTGATTACAGCTACTTAGAAATAAACAAAGTTTTCTATGCATTAGATAGAGAACTTCAATACAGGGCGAATAATAACAAACTTTAACATTATACACGGAAGGAAAGATAGAAATGCCAAAAATCATAGTACCACCAACACCAGAAAACACATATAGAGGCGAAGAAAAATTTGTGAAAAAGTTATACGCAACACCTACACAAATCCATCAATTGTTTGGAGTATGTAGAAGTACAGTATACAACTGGTTGAAATATTACCGCAAAGATAATTTAGGTGTAGAAAATTTATACATTGATTATTCACCAACAGGCACTCTGATTAATATTTCTAAATTGGAAGAGTATTTGATCAGAAAGCATAAAAAATGGTATTAGGAGGATTATCAAATGAGCGACACATATAAAAGCTACCTAATAGCAGTGCTATGCTTCACGGTCTTAGCGATTGTACTCATGCCGTTTCTATACTTCACTACAGCGTGGTCAATTGCAGGATTCGCAAGTATCGCAACATTCATATTCTATAAAGAGTACTTTTATGAAGAATAAAAAAACTGCTACTTGCGACAACAAGTAACAGTTAAAGATAAGCATTTGTCTTAAATAATTATATAAGGAGTTATTAATATGACCTTACAACAAAAAATACTATCACATTTTGCAACATATGACAATTTCAATCCTGATGATGTAGTTGAAGTTTTTGGAGTATCGAAAACACATGCAAAATCCACACTTTCGAGACTTAAGAAAAAAGGAAAGGTTGAAATGGAAAGTTGGGGAAAATGGCGTGTTATCGAAGCACAATTACATTTAACTGTCGTCGAACGTAAAAAAGAAATTTTAGAAGAGCAATTTGAATTGTTAGCAAGATTGAATGAACAAAGTGATGACCCTAGAGAAATAGAAGATCGTATCAAGTTAATGATTCGTCTAGCTAACCAATTTTAAGGAGGATTTAATCAATGGCAATATTAGAAGATATTTTTGAAGAATTAAAACTATTAAATAAGAATTTACGTGTGTTAAATACTGAACTATCAACTGTGGATTCATCAATCGTACAAGAGAAAGTTAAAGAAGCACCAATGCCAAAAGAAGAAACAGCTCAACTGGAAACAATTGAAGAAGTTAAGGAAACGTCTACTGATTTAACTAAAGATTATATTTTATCAGTAGGAAAAGAGTTCCTTAAAAAAGCAGATACTTCTGATAAGAAAGAATTTAGAAATAAACTTAACGAACTTGGTGCGGATAAGCTATCTACTATCAAAGAAGAACATTATGAAAAAATTGTTGATTTCATGGAAGCGAGAATTAATGCATGAAGCTAGATCACTCAAATAGAGCTCATGCAAAGCTAAGTGCAAGTGGTGCGAAACAATGGCTAAACTGCCCACCGAGTATTAAGGCAAGTGAAGGTATTGCAGATAAAAGTTCAGTTTTTGCTGAAGAAGGTACATTCGCCCATGAATTAAGTGAGTTATATTTCAGTCTTAAATATGAAGGCCTAACACAGTTTGAGTTTAATAAAGCTTTTCAAAATTATAAGCGAAATCAATATTACAGTGAAGAGTTGCGTGAATATGTTGAAGAGTATGTAGCTAATGTAGAAGAAAAATATAACGAAGCTTTGAGTAGGGATAATGATGTAATAGCTTTATTTGAAACAAAATTGGATTTAGGTAAATACGTCCCTGAATCTTTTGGTACTGGTGATGTCATTATATTTTCAGGTGGTGTACTTGAAATTATTGACCTTAAATACGGTAAAGGCATTGAAGTTTCAGCTATAGATAATCCTCAACTTAGATTATATGGCTTGGGCGCATATGAACTGCTTAGTTTAATGTATGACATTCATACAGTTCGCATGACTATCATACAACCACGAATAGATAACTTTTCTACTGAAGAGTTACCAATATCAAGATTACTTCAATGGGGAACCGATTTTGTTAAACCATTAGCCAGACTTGCTTATAACGGTGAAGGTGAGTTTAAAGCAGGTAGTCATTGTAGATTCTGTAAGATAAAGCATTCATGTAGAACACGTGCAGAATACATGCAAAATGTGCCTCAAAAGCCACCACATTTGTTAAGTGATGAAGAGATTGCAGAACTTTTATATAAACTGCCTGATATCAAAAAATGGGCTGATGAAGTAGAACATTATGCGTTAGATCAAGCGAAAGAAAATGATAAAAACTATCCTGGGTGGAAGCTTGTAGAAGGTCGTTCGCGAAGAGTGATAACTGATACAAAAGCAACGCTTGAAAAGTTAGTTGAAGCGGGTTATAAACCTGAAGATATTACAGAAACCAAGTTACTTAGTATTACGAATTTAGAAAAATTAATTGGTAAAAAAGCATTTTCTAAAATTACAGAGGGCTTTATAGAAAAGCCGCAAGGTAAATTAACACTTGCTACCGAGTCGGATAAACGACCAGCTATAAAGCAATCTGCTGAAGATGATTTTGACAAACTATAAAAATTAAAAAGGACGGTATATAAACATGAAAGCAAAAGTATTAAATAAAACTAAAGTGATTACAGGAAAAGTAAGAGCATCATATGCACATATTTTTGAACCTCACAGTATGCAAGAAGGGCAAGAAGCAAAGTATTCAATCAGTTTAATCATTCCTAAATCAGATACAAGTACGATAAAAGCCATTGAACAAGCTATAGAAGCTGCTAAAGAAGAAGGAAAAGTTAGTAAATTTGGAGGCAAAGTTCCTGCAAATCTGAAACTCCCATTACGTGATGGAGATACTGAAAGAGAAGATGATGTAAATTATCAAGACGCTTATTTTATTAACGCATCAAGCAAACAAGCACCTGGTATTATTGACCAAAACAAAATTAGATTAACGGATTCTGGAACTGTTGTAAGTGGTGATTATATTAGAGCTTCAATTAATCTATTTCCTTTTAACACAAATGGTAATAAGGGCATTGCAGTTGGATTGAACAATATTCAACTTGTAGAAAAAGGCGAACCTCTTGGCGGTGCAAGTGCAGCAGAAGATGATTTCGATGAATTAGACACTGATGATGAGGATTTCTTATAAGTCAATAGGTGGGGTTTTTAGCCCCACTTTAATTTTAAAGAAATTGAGGTGTCAAGAATTTGAAATTTATGAATATAGATATTGAAACATATAGCAGTAACGATATTTCGAAATGTGGTGCCTATAAATACACAGAAGCTGAAGATTTCGAAATCTTAATTATAGCTTATTCAATAGATGGTGGAGCGATTAGTGCGATTGACATGACTAAAGTAGATAATGAGCCTTTCCACGCTGATTATGAGACGTTTAAAATTGCTCTATTTGACCCTGCTGTAAAAAAGTATGCATTCAATGCTAATTTCGAAAGAACTTGTCTTGCTAAACATTTTAATAAACAGATGCCACCTGAAGAATGGATTTGCACAATGGTTAATTCAATGCGTATTGGCTTACCTGCTTCGCTTGATAAAGTTGGAGAAGTTTTAAGACTACAAAACCAAAAAGATAAAGCAGGTAAAAATTTAATTCGTTATTTCTCTATACCTTGTAAACCAACAAAAGTTAATGGAGGAAGAACAAGAAACTTGCCTGAACATGATCTTGAAAAATGGCAACAATTTATAGATTACTGTATTCGAGATGTAGAAGTAGAAATGACGATTGCTCATAAAATTAAAGACTTTCCAGTAACTGCAATTGAACAAACATATTGGGTTTTTGACCAACATATAAACGACAGAGGTATTAAGCTTTCTAAATCATTGATGTTAGGAGCTAATGTGCTCGATAAGCAGAGTAAAGAAGAATTGCTTAAACAAGCTAAACATATAACAGGTTTAGAAAATCCTAATAGTCCTACACAGTTATTGGCTTGGTTAAAGGATGAACAAGGATTAGATATACCTAATTTACAAAAGAAAACGGTTCAGGATTACTTAAAAGAAGCCACAGGAAAAGCTAAAAAAATGCTAGAAATTAGATTGCAAATGTCTAAAACCAGTGTGAAAAAATACAACAAAATGCATGACATGATGTGCAGTGATGAACGGGTAAGAGGTCTGTTTCAATTTTACGGTGCCGGTACTGGAAGATGGGCAGGTAGAGGCGTACAACTTCAGAATTTAACAAAGCATTATATTTCAGATACTGAATTAGAAATAGCAAGAGATCTTATTAAAGAACAACGTTTTGACGATTTAGATTTATTACTGAATGTTCATCCTCAAGACTTATTAAGTCAATTAGTTAGGACGACATTTACTGCTGAAGAAGGTAATGAACTAGCAGTAAGTGATTTTTCTGCAATAGAGGCAAGAGTCATAGCATGGTATGCAAAAGAACAATGGCGTTTAGATGTGTTCAACACACACGGAAAGATATATGAAGCATCGGCTTCTCAAATGTTTAATGTACCGGTAGAAAGCATAACTAAAGGCGACCCTCTCAGACAAAAAGGAAAAGTGTCCGAATTAGCTTTAGGCTATCAAGGTGGCGCTGGAGCTTTAAAAGCAATGGGTGCATTGGAAATGGGCATTGAAGAAAACGAGTTACAAGGTTTAGTTGATAGTTGGCGTAACGCAAATCCTAACATAGTTAATTTTTGGAAGGCTTGCCAAGAGGCTGCAATTAATACTGTGAAATCCCGAAAGACGCATCATACGCATGGACTTAGATTTTATATGAAAAAAGGTTTTCTAATGATTGAACTGCCTAGTGGAAGAGCTTTAGCTTATCCAAAAGCTTCAGTTGGTGAAAATAGTTGGGGTAGTCAAGTTGTTGAATTTATGGGCTTAGATCTTAACCGTAAATGGTCAAAGTTAAAAACGTATGGTGGGAAGTTAGTCGAGAATATTGTTCAAGCAACTGCAAGGGATTTACTTGCGATTTCTATAGCTAGGCTTGAAGCATCAGGTTTTAAAATAGTTGGACATGTCCATGATGAAGTAATTGTAGAAATACCTAGAGGTTCAAATGGACTTAAGGAAATCGAAACTATCATGAATAAGCCTGTCGATTGGGCAAAAGGATTGAATTTGAATAGTGACGGATTTACTTCTCCGTTTTATATGAAGGATTAGGAGTGTGATTGAATGCTACATCAAGCTTATATCAATGCTTCTGTTGACATTAGAATTCCTACAGAAGTCGAAAGTGTTAATTACAATCAGATTGATAAAGAAAAAGAGAATTTGGCGGACTATTTATTTAATAATCCAGGTGAACTATTAAAATATAACGTTATAAATATCAAGGTTTTAGATTTAGAGGTGGAATGATGGCTAGAAGAAAAGTTATAAGAGTGCGTATCAAAGGAAAACTAATGACATTGAGAGAAGTTTCAGAAAAATATCATATATCTCCAGAACTTCTTAGATACAGATACAAACATAAAATGCGCGGCGATGAATTATTGTGTGGAAGAAAAGACTCAAAATCTAAAGATGAAGTTGAATATATGAAGAGTCAAATAAAAGATGAAGAAAAAGAGAGAGAAAAAATCAGAAAAAAAGCGATTTTGAACCTATACCAACGAAATGTGAGAGCGGAATATGAAGAAGAAAGAAAGAGAAGATTGAGACCATGGCTTTATGATGGAACGCCTCAAAAACATTCACGTGATCCGTACTGGTTCGATGTCACTTATAACCAAATGTTCAAGAAATGGAGTGAAGCATAATGAGCATAATCAGTAACAGAAAAGTAGATATGAATGAAACACAAGACAATGTTAAACAACCTGCGCATTACACATACGGCGACATTGAAATTATAGATTTCATCGAACAAGTTACGGCACAGTATCCACCACAATTAGCATTCGCAATAGGTAATGCAATCAAATACTTGTCTAGAGCACCGTTAAAGAATGGTCATGAGGATTTAGCAAAGGCGAAGTTTTACGTCGATAGAGTGTTTGACTTGTGGGAGTGATGACAATGACAGATAGCGCACGCAAAGAATACTTAAGCCGATTTTTCGGCTCTAAGAGATATCTGTATCAGGATAACGAGCGAGTGGCACATATCCATGTAGTAAATGACACTTATTACTTTCATGGGCATATCGTACCAGGTTGGCAAGGCGTGAAAAAGACATTTGATACAGCCGAAGAGCTTGAAACATATATAAAGCAACATGATTTGGAATATGAGGAACAGAAGCAACTAACTTTATTTTAAAAGGGCGGAAACAATGAAAATCAAAATTGAAAAAGAAATGAATTTACCTGAACTTATCCAATGGGCTTGGGATAACCCCAAGTTATCAGGTAATAAAAGATTCTATTCAAATGATGTTGAGCGCAACTGTTTTGTGACTTTTCATGTTGATAGCATCTTATGTAATGTGACTGGATATGTATCAATTAACGATAAATTTACTGTTCAAGAGGAGATATAACAATGAAAATCAAAGTTAAAAAAGAAATGAGATTAGATGAATTAATTAAATGGGCGCGAGAAAATCCGGATCTATCACAAGGAAAAATATTTTTTTCAACAGGATTTAGTGATGGATTCGTTCGTTTTCATCCAAATACAAATAAGTGTTCGACGTCAAGTTTTATTCCAATTGATATCCCCTTCATAGTTGATATTGAAAAAGAAGTAACGGAAGAGACTAAGTTTGATAGGTTGTTAGAGGTATATGAGATTCAAGAAGGAGTCTATAAATCCGCATTACACAAAGGTATCAGTTTGAACGAACGTTTTGAAGACGACAATATTTTTCCTACTAAAGCATTCTATATCTTAAACGATGACATGACGATGACATTGATTTGGAAAGATGGGGAGTTGGTAGAATGATGTTGAAATTTAAAGCTTGGGATAAAGATAAAAAAGTTATGAGTATTATTGACGAAATCGATTTTAATAGTGGGTACATTTTGATTTCAACAGGTTATAAAAGTTTCAATGAAGTAAAACTATTACAATACACAGGATTTAAAGATGTGCACGGTGTGGAGATTTATGAAGGGGATATTGTTCAAGATTGTTATTCGAGAGAAGTAAGTTTTATCGAGTTTAAAGAAGGAGCCTTTTATATAACTTTTAGCAATGTAACTGAATTACTAAGTGAAAATGACGATATTATTGAAATTGTTGGAAATATTTTTGAAAATGAGATGCTATTGGAGGTTATGAGATGACGTTCACCTTATCAGATGAACAATATAAAAATCTTTGTACTAACTTTAACAAGTTATTAGATAAACTTCACAAAGCATTAAAAGATCGTGAAGAGTACAAGAAGCAACGTGATGAGCTTATTGGAGATATAGCTAAGTTAAGAGAGCGCAACAAAGATCTGGAGAAGAAAGCGAGCGCATGGGATAGGTATTGCAAGAGTGTTGAAAAAGATTTAATAAACGAATTCGGCAACGATGATGAAAGAGTTAAATTTGGAATGAAATTAAACAATAAAATTTTTATGGAGGATGACACTAATGAATAACCGCGAACAAATTGAACAATCAATTATCAGTGCTAGTGCGTATAACGGCAATGACACAGAGGGATTGCTAAAAGAGATTGAGGACGTGTATAAGAAAGCGCAAGCGTTTGATGAAATACTTGAGGGTTTACCTAATGCTATGCAAGATGCACTCAAAGAAGATATTTATCTTGATGAAGCAGTAGGGATTATGACGAGTCAAGTGGTCTATAAATATGAGGAGGCGCAGGAAAATGACTAACACATTACAAGTGAAACTATTATCAAAAGACGCTAGAATGCCCGAACGAAATCATAAGACGGATGCAGGTTATGACATATTCTCAGCTGAAACTGTCGTACTCGAGCCACAAGAAAAGGCAGTGATTAAAACAGATGTAGCTGTGAGTATACCAGAGGGCTATGTCGGACTATTAACTAGTCGTAGTGGTGTAAGTAGTAAAACGTATTTAGTGATTGAAACAGGCAAGATAGACGCGGGATATCATGGCAATTTAGGGATTAATATCAAGAATGATGAAGAACGTGATGGAATACCCTTTTTATATGATGATATAGACGCTGAATTAGAAGATGGATTAATAAGCATTTTAGATATAAAAGGTAACTATGTACAAGATGGAAGAGGCATAAGAAGAGTTTACCAAATCAACAAAGGCGATAAACTAGCTCAATTGGTTATCGTGCCTATATGGACACCGGAACTAAAGCAAGTGGAGGAATTCGAAAGTGTTTCAGAACGTGGAGCAAAAGGCTTCGGAAGTAGCGGAGTGTAAAGACATCTTAGATCGAGTTAAGGAGGTTTTGGGGAAGTGACGCAATACTTAGTCACAACATTCAAAGATTCAACAGGACGTAAACATACACACATAACTAAAGCTAAGAGTAATCAAAGGTTTACAGTCGTTGAGGCAGAGAGTAAAGAAGAAGCGAAAGAGAAATATGAGTCACAAAATACACCTATTGTTTACTACACTAATAATTCTAAAGTGACCTTATTCGAAAGACCTAGTGAAGAAGTATTAGGTTCTTTGTTCGAAAAGAAATAAAATCATTAAAGAGGGGAGATAATAATGTTTAATACACCTAAAATGAAATTACCAGAAAAGCACACCGAGGTATTTAAGACGTATAAAAATGGAACGCCAGAAGAAAAAGCTGAGATTGAAGGCTGTTTTATTAAAACTGTTAAAGATGAAGATAGTGAATTTTACAGCCCTATGTTAGCCAGTCTAAATGAACAACAGTTAAAGAGTATGTTGAGACAGGTACTTTTTTTGATTGATACAGGAGATGACAATGATGATTAAACAAATACTAAGACTATTATTCTTACTAGCAATGTATGAGTTAGGTAAGTATGTAACTGAGCAAGTGTATATTATGATGACGGCTAATGATGATGTAGAGGCGCCGAGTGACTTCGCAAAGTTGAGCGATCAGTCTGATTTGATGAGGGCGGAGGTGTCAGAGTAGATGTATAGCAAAGAGTCAATTGTTAATATGATAGGCACACATAAAATGAAGTGTAATGTGTTAGCTGATGTAATACCGGAATATGATAGCAATTCAATCGCACAGTATGGTATACAAGCGACGTTACCGAAACCACAAGGGGAAAACTCGAGTAAAGTAGAAGATGTTGTTGTGAGGCTCGAGAGAGCAAATAAAAGATATGCACAGATGTTAAAAGAGGTTGAGTTTATAAATCAATCACAACAGAGATTGGGACACGTTGACTTTTGTTTCTTAGAGTTATTGAAGAAAGGTTATAACAGGGATGCGATTATCAAGAAGATGCCTAACTCTAAATTAAATAGAAACAACTTCTTAGCGCGCCGTGATGAGTTAGCAGAAAAGATTTATCTACTACAGTGACGAAAATGACAAAAATGACAGAAATGACGAAAATGACACTATTTTTAAACTGTGAATTAATTTTATATAATTGATTTGTAAGAATTATCTTAAGACGTGGGGTAATAGCCACATTAGATGTTCTCATCGATGTGATTGAGAAGTGACAAACATATAAAAATTGATATGTTACGCTATTAATCACTTACTACCTGCCTATATGGTGGGTAGTTTAATTCTTGCATTTTGAGTCATAACTATTTTCCTCCTTTCACATTTATTGAACGTAGCTCCTGCACGAGATGTAGGGGCATTTTTATATTTAAAAAATAACAAGAGTAATTAACGTAAAGGCGTGTGATACAGTGAAAACAATTGATTAAATTAACACCGAAGCAAGAAAAGTTTGTGCTAGGACTCATAGAGGGCAAGAGCCAACGGAAAGCATATATTGACGCAGGGTATTCGACTAAAGGCAAAAGTGATAATTATATAGATAGCCGAGCTTTTGAGTTGAGTAAGAATAGTGCGGTTTTAGATAGGTATGAAGAATTGCGTCAAGAAGCAGCTGAACAATCAAAATGGACACGCCAAAAGGCTTTTGAAGAATATGAGTGGTTAAAGAATGTAGCTAAGAATGACATTGAAATAGAGGGAGTAAAGAAAGCGACAGCTGATGCATTCCTCGCTAGTTTGGACGGCATGAATAGAATGACGTTAGGAAATGAAGTTCTGACTAACAAAAAGATTGAAACTGAAATCAAGATGCTTGAGAAAAAAATTGACCAAATGGATAAATCAGAAAATAATTCACAAGAAGCAGAAGTTGCTAAAGCACTTATTAAGTTAGCGGGTGTTAATAATGATTAATGAAATGTTAAACCCGAAACAACAAGAAGTCTGGAACTGCTTTATAAACGATAAACCCAAAGTATTAATAGCGAGTGGTGCAAAAAGGGCAGGTAAAACATATGTGTTCATCCTGCTTTTTTTAATGCATATAGCTACTTATAAAGACAAGGGGCTTAACTTCATTATTGGAGGAGCAACACAAGCATCTATAAGACGTAACATACTAGATGATATGGAGTTAATACTAGGTAGAGAGTTAACACTCGACAAATCTAACGCAGTCAAAATATTCGGTAATAAAGTGTATGTATTCGACGGACAAAACTCGGATGCATGGAAAAAAGCGCGTGGTTTTACTTCAGCAGGTGCTTTTTTAAATGAGGGAACAGCATTACACAATATGTTTATTAAAGAAGTGTTCTCACGTTGTAGTTACAAAGGCGCGAGAATATTAATTGATACAAACCCCGAAAACCCAATGCATCCAGTTAAAAAAGATTACATTGATAAGAGTGGTCAACGATTATCGAATGGAAGACTAAATATCAAAGCATTTCAATTTACTTTGTTCGACAATACATTTTTAGATGAAGAATATATTGAATCGATTATAGCGAGTACACCAACAGGAATGTTCACAGATCGTGACATTTATGGTAAGTGGGTTTCTGCTGAGGGTGTTGTATATAAAGATTTCAAAGAAAAAGTTCATTACATCACAGAAGAAGAATTTAAAACTAAACAAATAAAAAGGAAATATGCAGGCGTCGACTGGGGATATGAGCATTATGGTTCTATTATGGTTGTAGCGGAAGACTTCGACGGAAACAAGTACGTTATTGAAGAACACGCACACAGACATAAAGAAATAGATGACTGGGTAGCTATTGCAAAAGGAGTTATAAAAAGGCATGGCGATATTCTTTTTTATTGTGATACAGCTAGACCTGAACATATTGAACGATTTAGAAGAGAGAAGATAAAAGCAAGATATGCTGACAAAGCTGTTATTGCTGGCATTGAAGTTATTTCTAGGTTATTCAAGTTAAATAAAATATTCATTATCAAAGAAAAAGTTAGTTTGTTTAAAGAAGAAATATACAACTACGTTTGGAAAGATAATGCAGACGAACCAGTTAAATTAAACGATGACACATTAGATGCGTTAAGATATGCAGTTTATACAGCTAATAAGCCAAGTGGCACAAGCTTTAATTAAAGGAGGTAATATTTTGTACCCTAGCCAACCAACACAAACAGAAATATTTGATGCTATTGTGAGGACTAACAATAAGCCAGAAACACTGGAAGAAATGATTGTCAGATATATAAAACAACATTTGGAGAAGTTACCTGAAATCTCAATCGGTCAAGAATATTATGAGCAACGTCCTGATATTATTAAGGAACCTAAGCCAGTTGATGCTACAGGAGCAGTTGACCCATTGAAACCAGATGACAGAATGATTACCAACTTCCATGCTAACCTAGTAGATCAAAAAGTTTCTTATATTGTAGGTAAGCCTATCGCTTTTAAACATACAGATGATGAAGTAGTTAAACGTATTGATGAAGTTTTGGGCAATAGATTCGATGATAAGTTACACAGTGTACTAACAGGAGCCAGCAATAAAGGTATTGAATGGTTGCATCCTTACCTTGATGAAGAGGGAGAATTTAAGTTATTTAGAGTACCAGCAGAACAAGGTATTCCTATATGGACTGATAAAGAGCACGAAGAATTAGAGGCGTTTATCAGGATGTATAAATTGGAAAATGAAACTAAAGTTGAATACTGGGACAAAGTAACGGTTAATTACTACGTTTATGAAAATGGCTCGCTTATTCCGGATTACTCTAACAATTTGGAGAATTCAAAAACGCATTTTAGTACAGGGTCGTGGGGTAAGATTCCATTTATTCCATTCAAAAATAACGACTTAGAAATATCAGACATATTTATGTATAAAACATTGATTGATGCGTATAACAGGCGATTATCTGATTTATCCAATACTTTTAAAGATTCAAACGAATTAACGTATGTATTGAAGAACTACGATGACCAAGAGTTACCAGAATTTAAACGGTTACTACGTTATTACGGTGCGATAAAAGTATCAGATAACGGGGGTGTCGACACAATACAGGTAGAAGTACCAGTTGAAAACAGTAAGAAGTATTTAGATGAGTTATATCAAAAAATAATGTTGTTTGGTCAAGCGGTTGACTTTAGTTCTGATAAATTCGGTTCTGCTCCAAGTGGGGTTGCGTTAGAGTTTTTATATACTAACTTAAACTTGAAAGCGGATAAGTTAGCGCGTAAAGCTAAAGTTGCTATACAGGAGTTACTTTGGTTTGTGTTTGAGCACTTCGACATCAAAGGAGAACATAATGATGTCGATATTAGTTTCAACTACAACAAAGTAGCGAACACAGAATTACAAGTACAAACAGCTCAGCAATCTATGGGAATTGTAAGCCATGAAACTGTATTGGAAAATCACCCGTTTGTCGAAGATTTACAAGCAGAACTCGAACGAATAGAGCAAGAACAAATGGAGTACAACAAGCAACTGCCTAATTTAGATGACGGAGGTGCTGACGGTGCCCAACAACAAGAAAGATCTAACAATAAAGAATCAGAATGATATTGATGAGTATATCGACAGTCTAATCTCTAAAGCTGAGAAGCCTATAGAACAACTATTTGCTAATCGACTTAAAGAGATAAAACAAATCATCGCAGATATGTTTGAGAAGTATCAAAGTGATGATGTGTATGTTACATGGACTGAATTTAATAAATATAACAGGCTCAATAAGGAGTTAACTCGTATAGGTACTATGCTGACTGATGATTACAGGCAAATAGCTAAGATGATTCAGAAGTCGCAGGAAGATGCTTATATAGAAAAGTTCCTTATGAGCCTTTATTTATATGAGACGGTGAGTCAAACATCTATGCAGTTTGATGTTCCTAGCAAAGAAGTTATCACATCAGCTATTGAACAACCTATTGAGTTCATTCGATTAGTACCGACGCTACAGAAGCATCGTGATGAAGTGCTGAAAAAGATACGCTTACATATCACACAAGGCATTATGAGCGGAGAGGGCTACTCTAAAATAGCGAAAGCAATCCGTGATGATATTGGCATGTCTAAAGCTCAATCGTTGCGTGTGGCTCGTACAGAAGCAGGCAGAGCAATGTCACAAGCTGGACTTGATAGCGCAATGGTTGCTAAAGATAACGGTTTGAAGATGAAGAAACGTTGGAATGCTACTAAAGATACACGAACACGTGATACTCATCGTCATTTAGATGGGGAATCAGTGGAAATAGATCAGAATTTTAAATCAAGTGGGTGTGTTGGGCAGGCGCCCAAGCTATTTATTGGTGTAAACAGTGCGAAAGAGAATATTAATTGTCGTTGCAAATTACTTTATTATATTGATGAAAATGAATTGCCAACTGTAATGAGAGCACGTAAAGACGATGGTAAAAATGAAGTTATCCCATTCATGACTTATCGTGAGTGGGAGAAATATAAGCGAAAAGGTGGTAATTGATATGGATTTTAAAATAAAAGTAAATGTTGATACTGGCGAAGCTATAGAAAAGTTAGAACGCATTAAATCCTTGTACGAAGAGATAATAGAGTTACAAAACGAAAAAGTTGTTGTAAACGTAACAGTTAAAAATGAAGCTGATTTAGATATGGTTAAAACATCTATTAGCGAAGAAAATGCTAAAAATAATGATTTCACACTTTTTTAGTTGTCTCTTTGCTACTCGACCTTAGCATGTCGTTAAACTGCTTCTTTTTATACCAAAATTCTTCGTGGCGTTGCACGTAAAACTCGTAAAAAGGAGTAGTTTAAATGGATTTATACACATTGTTAGGACAATTTAAAGACGGAGAAATCGACAAGCAGAAGGTAATTGATGCGATTGACGAATCAAAATCGGGAATGGTACCACGTTCGAGACTGAACGACAAGAATACCGAAATTGAAGAGTTGAAAGAAGAGATTTCTAAACGTGATGAACAAATTGTCAAATTGCAAGACTCTGTTAAAGATGATAGCGAGATTCAAAAAGAACTCGAAGAATTAAAGAATCAAAATTCAGAGTTGGAGACAAAGTATAAAGAAACACAACTTAATAACGCAGTTAAGTTAGCGGTTGCTAAAGAAGCAAATGACGCTAACGACATTCTAGCATTCATCAATAAAGATGAACTGGAATTAGTAGACGACGGCACTGTAAAAGGTTTAGACAAAGCGATTGAAACGCTTAAAGAGTCTAAACCTTATTTATTTGCGTCGTCTAAGCCTGTAGGTAAAACACCACAAGGCGGAGGTAATCCGGACTCAAGTGTAACGAAAGAAAAGTTTGACAACATGAGTGTCGCTGAACGTAACGAATTGTATTTGAACGATCGTGAGACATTCGAAAAACTAGTTAATCAAAATTAAACAAAGAAAGAGGTATAAACATGCCACAAGGAGTTACTAAAACAAGTAATCAAATCATTCCAGAAGTACTAGCGCCTATGATGCAAGCGCAACTCGAAAAGAAATTGCGTTTCGCTTCATTTGCAGAAGTAGATAGCACATTACAAGGACAACCGGGAGACACTTTGACATTCCCAGCATTCGTTTATAGCGGAGATGCACAAGTAGTTGCAGAGGGCGAAAAAATCCCTACTGACATCTTAGAAACTAAAAAACGTGAGGCTAAAATCCGTAAAATTGCTAAAGGTACATCTATCACAGATGAGGCTTTATTAAGTGGTTACGGAGACCCTCAAGGCGAACAAGTACGTCAACACGGTTTAGCACATGCTAACAAAGTTGACAATGACGTATTAGAGGCTTTAATGGGAGCTAAACTTACTGTTAATGCGGACATCACTAAGTTAAACGGCTTACAATCAGCAATCGACAAATTTAACGATGAAGACTTAGAACCAATGGTTTTATTTGTTAATCCACTTGATGCTGGTAAGTTACGCGGAGATGCATCAACTAACTTTACACGTGCAACCGAATTAGGCGATGACATCATCGTTAAAGGTGCGTTTGGCGAAGCTCTAGGTGCTATCATTGTACGTACTAATAAGTTAGAAGCTGGCACAGCTATTTTAGCTAAAAAAGGTGCAGTTAAATTAATCTTGAAACGTGATTTCTTCTTAGAAGTAGCGCGTGACGCATCAACAAAAACAACTGCATTATACAGTGATAAGCACTATGTAGCATATTTATATGATGAATCTAAAGCAGTGAAAATCACTAAAGGTTCTGGAAGCTTAGAAATGTAATAGGAGGTAGTGACGTATGTATAAAGTAATCGAACGTTTTGAAGATGCACAAGACAATGGACATGAATATCAAGTGGGAGACATTTACCCACGTGATGGGTTAGAAGTATCAGAAGAACGGTTCACTGAATTATCTACAACAAACAACCGCCGTAACTTAATCGCTATCAAACTTGTTGAAGACGATACAACAGAACAGTCTGAGGCGAGCGCTGACGAGCAAAAAAGTTTATCTGATATGAAAGTAGCAGAATTAAAAGAACTTGCTAAAAAGCGTGAAATTAAAGGCTATAGCGATATGAAAAAAGATGAGCTTATCAAAGCTTTAGAGGGTGTTAAGTAATGGACGCAAAAGACGTCAAAATGATTAATGGACTTTCACTCAATGATTCGTCTAACGATGAGCAGATCGAATATCTTATTGAAGAATATAAAGGTGTTGCAGAAGATTATTGTAATCAGAAGTTTGATGACAAAGAAGTGCCGTCGGGTGTTAAGAAGTTTATTGCTGAATGTATCAAGTTTGGTACAACTGGCAATATCTCAGCGCGCACGATGGGCAACGTGAGTTATACCTATGTAACTGACATACCTAGTAGTGCTTATGCTTATCTAATGCCTTATCGTAAGTTAAGTTGGGGTAAGCGATATGTTTAATCCGTTTGATGAGTTTCCGCACACAATTGAAATTGGAGAGGTTGAAGTTGCAGGAACATTTCCTAAAGAATACGAGCGTTTTAAAAGTAACGAAACAATTAAAGGATTTATGGATACGCCTACATCAAGCGAGACACTCAAATTTCATCAAATGAGCAAAGACTTCGACCGTAACCTATATACGCCGTATCACATACCAATAACAAACAAAACTTTATTTAATTACGAGGGTAAAACGTACGAAGTTGTAGGCGAACCGGTCGACCAAGGCGGACAACATGAAATCAATTTAACTAGATTGAGGGTGCGATCTATTGGCAAAGGTTAAGTATGGTAATTGGGACTTAGTAAAAGAGTTGGAAAATTACGAGCGAGACATGGAGCGATGGGTCAAACGAGGTATAGCAAAGACTACTGCTAAGATTCACAATACAATCATTTCATTAATGCCAGTTGATACCGGATATCTTAGAGAAAGTGTAACAATGGACTTTAAAGACGGCGGTTTTACTGGTGTTATTAATATTGGTAGTGAATACGCAATATATGTCAATTATGGTACTGGTATATATTCAACAGGCGCTGGAGGTAGTAGAGCGAAAAAGATACCGTGGTCATACAAGGATGCAAACGGTAAGTGGCACACTACTAAAGGACAACATGCTCAACCTTTTTGGGAGCCGGCAATAGACGCTGGGCGAGCATTCTTTAATAAGTATTTTTCGTGAGGTGGTTAAGATATGTGGGTATCAGTTGAACGGTACTTATTTAACAAAGTATATAACAAATTAAAAAGTAACCCTATTATCCAAAAACAATTGGACGGTAGGGTTTTTGATTGCGTTCAAAAAGACGCTGTTTACCCATATATCGTTGTGGGTGAAACAAACGTCACTAACAAAGAAACGACCACGAGCATGGTCGAAGATGTCGGCATCACATTGCATGTTTATAGTCAAGCGCGTAATAGAGATGAGGCATCACAAATAATTCAATTTTTAGGCTTCGTCTTAAATAACGAAATCGAAATTGATTATTATTCATTCATTAAAAGTCGGATTGATACACAAGAAGTTATTACTGACATAGATCAGTACACTAAACACGGTATCATTCGGCTTGTTTTTAAATACAGACATAACACATTACAAAGGAGTGTAACGAATGGCGCAGGATAAATATATTGTCGCTCTCCAAATCGCTGATAAAGATTTAGCTAAGAAGCTAACTATCGAAGAAGCAACGCTTTTAGGTAGTTTAGCAGAGGGTGGGCACACTATCAGTAATGACCTTGCTGAAATCATTCAAGGCGGTAAGAAAGATTATAGCCGTAACTCTGTCGAAGAAGAAATCAAGTTAACGCTTGATGTCGTTCCGGGAGATAAAGGTCAATTAGCATTAAAAGAATCGGTTAAGCAATTCAAACAATTACGTGTTTGGATTTGGGAAACTAAAAAACGCGATGGCAAACATCACGGTGTATTCGCATATGTAGTTATCGAAGAGCACGAATGGTCATTTGATGACGAAGATAACAAAATCGAAATCACAGCGAAAGTTAAGTTCAATAGTGCAGACGGTACAATCAACGATTTACCAAAAGAATGGCTTAACCCTAGCGCATTGGCTCCAGTTGTTGAATTCGAAGACATGAACGCTTACGAAGATAGTTATGAAAACCGAACTAAAAAAACAACTGCTGGCAGTAGCGATTTAAGTATGTAATTAACGAGGGCATAAGCCCTCTATTTTTTTGTACAAAATAACGATAAACGAGGTATTTAATATGACTGAAACAACTTTTAATCCAATTACATCATTAACGATTAACAATGAAGAAGTGAAAGCAAAAGCAACATTTATGTTCGATAAAACCGCTAAAAAATTTGCAACTGAACAAGAAGATAACAAAGGTAGAAAACAAAAAACCTCAGGATTTACTAATGTTTATAACGCTTTATTAGAGCGTGACACAGTGGCAATTGTAGACTTTTGGGAATGCGCAACAGCTTATCTAGGTAAAAGCGCACCTAAAAGAGAAGATATTGAAGCGGAAATCATGGAAATCATCGAAAGAGAAAACGACACGTTAAATCTATTACAAGGTGCGTTGGACGTAATGAATAATAGTGGTTTTTTCAAGCAGAAATCACGTCTATTCTGGACACAGATGAACCAAGCGCCATCGTTAGCCAAAGAAGACGAGAAAGAGGGCGCGAAAGCTGGTATCGAGATGATGAAGAACAACTACAAAGAAATCATGACCGTAGCACCTTATTAGACTATTCGGAAATAAGGCAGATGACAAGTCGTTACATAGGTTATATGAGTAATGACGAGCTAATGAGCATGCTACCTGCCGAATGGAATGACTGGATTATTGGCGCTAGACAAGCATTGATTGACCAAAGGGACATCGCGTTGTACGGCGCTCAATATAATGCGGTCGCTCAAGCTGGTAAATCACTAAAACGTTTTGTTAGGCAGAACGAAAGAGAACATTATATTATTCGTGGTCAAGAAGACGAATATGAAAAAATGAAACAGCGTGAGCTAGCTAAAAACAAACGTAAAAGAGAAATACAAAAACAAGGGACTCGCAAGTTCCTTAACAGCTTAAAAACAAGTCATAAAGGAGGTTAGGCATGGAAAAGAATTTTCTAGCTCGTATTACAGCTATAATCAGTGATTTTAAAAGGAATATGAGAACTGCTCAACGTATGGCTAAAACTGATATACCGGACGAAATCAAGACAGAAGTTACAGCTAACATAAGAGATTACCAAAGAGAGTTAACGCGAGCTAAATCGATGGCTCAGCGATGGCGAGAACATAAAGTTAATATCGATGCAGATGCTAGCAAAGTGAAACAAGTCATATCGTTTGTTAAAGTAGAACTATCGAATATCAGACGTAAAAAAGTTGAAATTGATGGCGACGCAAGCGGATTAAAAAGAAATGTTGCGACTTCTAAAGCAATGTTAGCTGGTTGGCGCAAACACACTGTTAAATTAGATTTTGATACAACTGGAATGACGAAAATGCAAGTAGCGTTGACTGCTGGTAAAAGAGCGTTAGATCAGTATCAATCAACAATGGATGGCATCGCATCAAATATTAGAACTTTCGGTACTATCTTCGCACAACAAGTCAAAGGTTTAATGATTGCTAGTATACAAGCGTTAATACCAGTAATTGCTGGATTAGTTCCGGCTATTATGGCGGTACTTAATGCCGTTGGTGTATTAGGTGGTGGCGTCGTTGGTTTAGCTGGTGCATTCTCTGTAGCAGGTGTTGGAGCGGTTGGTTTCGGCGCAATGGCTATTACTGCACTAAAAATGGTAAAAGATGGAACATTAGCAGTAACAAAAGAAGTTCAAAACTTTAGAGATGCAAGCGATCAGTTAAAAACTACATGGCAAGGCATTGCAAAAGAGAATCAAGCAAGTATCTTTAATGCGATGTCAGCGGGTATCAGAGGCGTTACAAGTGCGATGTCGCAATTAAAACCTTTCTTATCCGAAGTATCTATGCTGGTAGAAGCGAACGCGCGCGAGTTTGAGGATTGGGTTAAACATTCTGAAACGGCTAAGAAAGCGTTTGAAGCATTGAATAGCATAGGTGGTGCAATCTTCGGAGATTTATTGAACGCTGCAGGACGATTTGGCGACGGATTAGTTAACATTTTCACTCAATTAATGCCGTTGTTCAAATTTGTGTCTCAAGGACTACAGAACATGTCTATAGCTTTCCAAAATTGGGCTAATAGTGTGGCTGGTCAGAATGCTATTAAAGCGTTTATTGACTACACTACCACTAACTTACCTAAGATTGGTCAGATATTTGGCAATGTATTTGCTGGTATTGGTAATTTAATGATTGCTTTTGCTCAAAACAGTTCTAATATTTTTGATTGGTTAGTTAAATTAACTTCTCAATTCAGAGCATGGTCAGAACAAGTAGGACAATCACAAGGGTTCAAAGACTTTATCAGTTACGTTCAAGAGAATGGTCCTACTATTATGCAGTTAATCGGTAATATCGTAAAAGCATTAGTTGCTTTTGGTACTGCAATGGCTCCTATAGCTAGTAAATTGTTAGACTTTATCACTAATCTAGCTGGATTTATCGCTAAACTATTCGAAACACACCCAGCTATAGCACAAGTTGCTGGCGTTATGGGTATTTTAGGCGGTGTATTTTGGGCTTTAATGGCTCCGATTGTTGCTATAAGTAGTGTACTTACAAATGTGTTTGGTTTGAGCTTATTCAGCGTCACTGAAAAGATTTTAGACTTCGTTAGAACATCAAGTTTAGTTACTGGAGCTACGGAAGCATTAATAGGTGCATTCGGTTCGATTTCAGCACCTATTTTAGCAGTTGTTGCAGTAATTGGTGTATTCATTGGTATTCTTGTTTATTTATGGAAAACAAACGAGAATTTCAGAAAAACAATAACAGAAGCTTGGAACGGTATTAAAACAGCAGTTTCCGGTGCGATTCAAGGTGTAGTTGGCTGGTTAACTGAATTGTGGGGCAAAATCCAATCAACATTACAACCGATAATGCCTATATTGCAAGTATTAGGACAAATATTCATGCAAGTCTTAGGTGTTTTGGTAATAGGCATTATTACAAATGTTATGAATATCATACAAGGTTTGTGGACTTTAATTACAATTGCGTTCCAAGCCATAGGAACAGTGATATCCGTAGCAGTCCAAATCATAGTAGGTTTATTCACTGCTTTAATTCAATTGCTTACTGGCGACTTCTCAGGTGCTTGGGAGACAATTAAAACTACGATTACCAATGTACTTGATACGATTTGGCAATACATGCAATCAGTTTGGGAGTCAATTATCGGCTTTTTAACTGGCGTAATGAATCGAACACTTTCTATGTTTGGTACAAGTTGGTCACAGATATGGAGTACAATCACTAATTTTGTTAGCAGTATTTGGAACACTGTTACAAGCTGGTTCAGTCGAGTGGCTTCGAGTGTAGCTGAAAAAATGGGGCAAGCACTAAACTTTATTATCACAAAAGGTTCCGAATGGGTTTCTAATATTTGGAATACAGTTACAAGTTTCGCAAGTAAAGTAGCTGATGGATTTAAAAGAGTTGTCTCAAATGTAGGCGACGGCATGAAAAACGCGCTTGATAAGATTAAAAGCTTTTTCAGCGATTTTTTAAATGCCGGAGCAGAATTAATAGGCAAAGTAGCAGAAGGTGTAGCTAACGCCGCGCACAAAGTAGTAAGCGCGGTAGGCGATGCGATTTCATCAGCGTGGGACTCTGTAACTTCATTTGTAAGTGGACACGGCGGAGGTAGTGGTTTAGGTAAAGGTTTAGCGGTATCACAAGCTAAAGTAATGGCTACTAGCTTTGGTAAAACATTTACAAGTGAGTTAGGTTCAACGTTAACGGATGGATTCAACGACAGTTTAACACCAAGCGTTGACGGCCATATGACAAATGATGTGCAACATAGTATGAAAGAAAATAATAGACCTATTGTTAATGTAACTGTTAGAAACGAGGGCGATCTAAACATGATTAAATCTCACATTGACGATATGGATGCAAAAGATGGTAGTTTCAACTTAATGTAAGGGAGGTTTGTTTATTGATAGCCCATGATGTAGAAATTATTAAAAATGGTGTGAAGTACCGAGTCAGTGACAATCCTCACACTTACAAACACTTAAGAGTGCTTGATTACAATGTTATCGGTTCGGGTTACAAAAGGAATTATTCGCCTTTAGATTGTGTTGACGGACGTTTTCACAATTACGCTAAAGAAGAATATAAAAAAGTTGAATTAAGATTGAGGTATGAAGTACCTAAAATTGCTTATGCCTCACATCTTAAATCAGACATTCAAACATTGTTTTATGGTCGCTTTTACCTAAGAGAATTGGCAACTCCGGATAACACTATCAAATTTGAAAATATGTTCGAACCGTTAGAACAAGAATTTGAATTAGATTATGTTGACGGCAGACAATTATATGTCGGATTAGTTAGTGAAGTATCTTTTGACACAACTAAGACTGCCGGAGAATTCACTTTGACTTTCGAAACAACAGAATTGCCGTTCTTTGAAAGTATCGGCTATAGCACTGATTTAGAAAGTGATAACGATTTAGAAAAATGGTCAGTTCCGGACAGAATAGCACTAAATGAAAATGATAGAAGTAGACAAATGACATTCTATAATACGAGTTCTGGAGATGTTTATTACAACGGAGATGTGGCATTAACACAATTCAACCAATTCAATGTAGTTGAAATTGAATTGGCCGAAGATGTTAAAGCTGATGATAAAGACGGTTTCACTTTCTATATGGATAAAGGAAACATCTCAGTAATTAAAGATGTCGATTTAAAAGCAGGCGATAAAATCATTTTTGATAACAAGCACACATATAGAGGCAATTTAAATATTGACCTATACAACAAGACCTTAGAACAACCGGTGTTGTATCCTGGTTGGAATCATTTTAAAGCCAACAGACTTATGAAAAAGATAGTCTTTAGACACAAATTATATTACAGATAAGGAGTAGCATATGCCGGTATTATTAAAAAGTTTGCAAGGCGTCGGTCATGCGATTCATGTTAATACAAAATTAAACGAAAAATTGAATGAAGATAGTACGTTAGACATTGATATGATAGAAAATGCCAGCACTTTCGACGCAATCGGCGCTATTACAAAGATGTGGACTATCACAAATATAAAAGGGGAAGATGACCTCAACGAATATGTAATAGTAATGCTTGATAAATCAACAATCGGAAACAAAATCAAACTTAGTATCAAAGCGAGACAAAAAGAATTAGACGATCTAAACAATTCTAGGATTTACCAAGAATATAACGAAAGTTTCACAGGCGTAGAATTTTTTAACACTGTATTTAAAGGAACTAGTTATAAGTACGTATTGCATACTAAGGTTGACGCGTCAAAATTCGAGGGATTAGGTAAGGGAGACACAAGGCTTGAGATATTCAAAAAAGGGCTTGAACGTTATCATCTCGAATATGAATATGAAGCTAAAACTAAGACGTTTCACTTGTACGATGAATTATCTAAAGTAGCAGGTTACTACATCAAATCAGGTGTAAATGCTGATAATGTCAAGATTCAAGAAGATGCTTCTAAATGCTACACATATATAAGAGGTTATGGCGACTTTGACGGTCAACAAACTTTTACAGAGGCTGGATTACAATTCGAATTCACACACCCATTAGCACAACTGATTGGGAAAAGGGAAGCGCCTCCGTTAATAGATGGACGTATAAAAAAAGAGGATGTTTTAAAAAAATCAATGGAGCTAGTGATAAAGAAAAGTGTCACTGCTTCTATTTCTTTGGACTTCGTAGCACAGCCTGAGCATTTTCCAGAGGCTAATCCTAGAATTGGCGATGTCGTAAGAGTGGCCGAACCAACTATAGGCTATAACGACTTAGTAAGAATAGTCGAGATTACTACACATAGAGATGCATATAACAACATCATCAAACAAGATGTAGTATTAGGCGATTTTACAATGCGTGACAGATATAGAAAAGCTATCCATGAAGCTACGAACTATGTTAAGAATGTAAAAACAACTAAGTCAGACCCAGCTAAGTACTTGAGAGAACTAAACGCTAAAGTCAACGCTAGTTTATCTATAAATAATGAGTTAGTTAAGCAGAATGAAAAAATAAACGCAAAAGTCGATAAGATGAGTACTAAAACAGTTACAACTGCGAATGGCACGATCATGTACGACTTTACGAGTCAATCAAGTATAAGAAACATCAAATCAATTGGAACGATTGGCGACTCTGTAGCTAGAGGGTCGCACGCAAAAACTAATTTCACAGAAATGTTAGGCAAGAAATTGAAAGCTAAAACGACTAATCTTGCAAGAGGTGGCGCAACAATGGCAACAGTTCCAATAGGTAAAGAAGCGGTAGAAAACAGCATTTATAGACAAGCAGAGCAAATAAGAGGAGACCTAATCATATTACAAGGCACTGATGATGATTGGTTACACGGTTATTGGGCAGGCGTACCGATAGGCACTGATAAAACGGATACAAAAACGTTTTACGGTGCCTTTTGTTCTGCAATTGAAGTTATTAGAAAGAATAATCCAGATTCAAAAATACTAGTGATGACAGCTACAAGACAATGCCCTATGAGTGGTACAACAATACGCCGTAAAGACACGGACAAAAACAAACTAGGGTTAACACTTGAGGACTATGTAAACGCTCAAATATTAGCTTGTAGTGAGTTAGATGTACCAGTGTTTGACGCATATCACACAGATTACTTTAAGCCATACAATCCAGCTTTTAGGAAAGCGAGCATGGAGGACGGCTTACACCCTAACGAAAAAGGTCACGAGGTTATTATGTACGAGTTAATCAAGGATTATTACAGTTTTTACGACTAAAGGAGGCAACCAATGGCTTACGGATTAATTACAAGTTTACATTCAATGACAGGTCGGAAAATAGTTGCTCAACATGAGTATAACTATCGCTTGTTAGATGAAGGTATGAGCAAACTTGAGAAAATGTTTATATACCATCAAAAAGAAGAAATATACGCACACTCAGCGAAACAAATTAAATACTTGAATGACAGTGTTGAAGATTATTTAACGTATTTAAATGGCCGTTTTAGCAATATGATTCTAGGCCATAACGGCGACGGTATCAATGAAGTAAAAGACGCGCGTATTGATAATACAGGTTATGGTCATAAGACATTGCAAGATCGTTTGTATCATGATTATTCAACACTAGATGCTTTCACTAAAAAGGTTGAGAAAGCTGTAGATGAACACTATAAAGAATATCGAGCGACAGAATACCGATTCGAACCAAAAGAGCAAGAACCGGAATTTATCACTGATTTATCGCCATATACAAATGCAGTAATGCAATCATTTTGGGTAGACCCTAGAACGAAAATTATTTATATGACGCAAGCTCGTCCAGGTAATCATTACATGTTATCTAGATTGAA